GCAACCCTGTTGGTTGCCAACCTAAATGTCAAACACTTGACAATTCCACCTACATATGTCGGAAGCTCGCAGTGAAGTCGCGTATTACCCCGGGGATTCCTTTTGGACAACCCCGCAAGTTATATTACCCGACTGGTTTTGGTATGACTACGATTACGAGATTCGCATTCTTCCACACTTTTATAGTGTGGGCGAAGAGCGTATTACTAGTCAACCAAAACGAAGGACCCGTGGATGGAACAAGTTTGAACACTATAAAGCGTTCAGACAGGTTCCTACACGTGATGGTACGATGCAGTTTGTCCATAGTGGAGCAAACTATCCCATTGGCGCCTACCAGCAAGGTACGGCGTCGGGAACTACTCGTGTCCTTGCTCAGGGTTATGATACCCAGAGCCACGCGCAGCATCCGTTCGGTGAACCTGGTCTACCCATTAGTGGGTTGCCAGCGTATATTAGTGAACAGGAGAATGGGGATTTTCTTCCCCGTCCTGGTGATTATCCTATACTGGAAGCTCAGGCTTTGCGCCATATGCTTCCTGGGATAAAAGCCGAACTCAGCCTGATTAACTCGATCATCGAGTTAAAGGACTTCAAGTCCGTTGCTAAAACTGCCGCTAACGCCGCAAAACTCGCCGTAAAGCGTGGTTTTACGATGAGGCAGCAGTTCCGAAGAGCGTATCGAAGCATAAGACGGATCGTTAACAATAACGTTCCTATCGAAGCGACGGCTGCGAGTTTGCACTTGCAGTTGCAGTTTAATATACTGCCGCTCATATCCGACGTGATAGCAATTAGAAATGCTATCGCCCGTACCGAAGAACAAGTTAGAAAACTTGTTAATAGGGCGGGGATTCCTCAGACGACGCATTATACAAGGCGTCTCAGTGCTGAGGCAACGATTGAAGACTCGAGTGGCGAATACGTACTTGTAAGACAGCCTGAGGATTTAAACCTCAACTTCTTGCAGTACCAACGCGTTTACTTAAGTCGGAAATCGGTGCCCGACGAATCCGTGTTCCATGCTGAGATGGATTACTCTTTTGAGTTTTCCAAATGGCAAGTTGAGCATGCTCAACTGCTTGGCCTTCTGGATGGTCTTGGGGTTAATCTTAACCCTGCGATTATCTGGAATGCCATACCATGGTCGTTCGTAGTCGATTGGCTAGTCGGCGTTAGCCGCTGGTTATCGGACCGAAAGACGCTCAATATGGAACCTCGAATAAACATAAGAGGTTACCTGTGGTCGTTTAAACGCTCGCGATGGATTTATCCATGGGCGGTAGTCAAACGGAACTTCGTTCCTAATGATCAACTACCGGCACTAAGCGAGTGGTTCTTCCAACCCAGGACTACGTTGGGGGCAGTTCGAGAAACATCCTATAAGAGGATGGTCGAGTGGCCTTCAACTAGCTCGATTGAATCGAGTGGGGTTTCTCTTAATGAGTTAACTCTGGGGTCCGCGCTTGTCATCGCACGGCGCAGGCTTCCGAAACGTAAAAGGTGATTACTTAGCTGCTTTATCGCAGTCTCATCTCGGTGTCCCCCGTTAAAAGGACAAGAACAAAATGCTAAGCAATACGCTTATTACGAACGAAGTCAAAGATCGGGCAGGCACGGAACGTGAGTTCACGCGTCTGTCTATCAGTGACCGAAAGACGGTCTTTGCCCAGGTTGGGGAAAGTCCGGCTCTGCCAATCCGCATGTCAATTAGTCATGTGGAGTCGGGATCTGGGTTGCAAAGGCGACGCCGTGGTCTAGTCCGGTTCGACGTTACTCACGTCTCTGGGGTAGATTCGGTTACGCCTGTCACGACCTCTGCTTACATTGTATTGGATAGCCCAGTAGGGGCGATTACCAACGCTAATGTAGCTGCCGACGTCATCGCACATATCTTGTCGTTTGTGGGCTCTTTAGGAGCTTCGACGACAATTCTGTACGATGGTACTGGTAACGGTGCTGTCGCGTTGCTGACGGGAGGAGTTTAATCCTCCCGCAACGGCGACTTTGCTACCTATGCGCAGCAATGCGCTGATGCCGACTAATTGGCTCCACGTACTGAAAGGTACGTGGAGTCTCGTCGACGTCACTTGTGATAGGTGCAACGTTAGAATCGAAGGTGTCTACTAACCATTAGTAAAGGTTATGAAACTGCCGAAGGTATTGTCGTTCGGAGTGAAGCTATAGCGCATTCTCCCCTTGTCGTCGAGAGTAATCTCGACGTACGTGAGGATAGTGTCTATAATTGCACCACCGACAAACGATGCTTCCAGCCGTTCTGTTTCTTCGAAACTGGGAACGTAGTATCCAAGATTGGAGTCATACAGTCCAGCCACGATGCACGCTAACCGAAGTTTCTTCGGAGTGCGTCCGTTTGGGAGGGAGGTTAGGGCTTCTTTAAGCTTCTTCTTCCGAGTCATATTGGAGGTGGAGGTGTCTAACGTTCGCGTAAATGGATAACGGGGTATTGCGTTTAGCTGCAGGAGATGAACCTTATGGTTATCACTAACAGCCTGAATGAGTTCGAACTCATCGCCGCCTTACTCCGTGACGTTCAAAACGCTCACGGTGAGGTGTTTAACACTACGGATCTCAAGCATACACTTAATAAGTGTCGTGCCAGATACCGTGCTGAAGGACTGAGCTTTCTTACGAAAGTTCTACCACGTTTGGGCAAGGCCTTTGATAAGGCTCTCGCAGGGTCATGCGCACTGTCTGCTGCAGACCTTGGATTAGAACCCAAGGAAAACAGTAAACTCCCGAAATTGTTTTGGGAATTTATCAGTCGCGTGCTCCAACCGGATGGGCTACTCCTTCAGTGCCCGTGCAGTTCTAGTGTCAAGGTTGTAAGACAGCTCTGTTACTTGTTTTACAAGTATAAGCTGCCCTACTCTGATGAACAGGAACATGCGGTCGTCTCGTCGTTTGAGAAAACGGAAGACGACCTTAATACTACCGATCAGGGTCTCCAAGAAATTGAAGACCGTGTTTTGGCTGGCTATAATCCTTCTAGTCGATCAATTGATAAAATTGATCGAAAAGTTATTATAGCTCGTGAGGCAAGGCGCTTGTTATACAAGCTCTTTGTTTCTTTTGACCCGACTGACATAGTCCCTCGTCACGGTCCCGGAACTGTTGCGACAAAGCAACGACTCTGGGGCAAGTTTCATTGGACTAACGTCTCTCGTCAGATCACCGATGTGTATCCTTTCGACGCGTACTTTTGCGCGTCATTAGGCCATGTTGGCGACCGCTGGCAGACTTTTAAGTCTGTCACGGAGACGAGTCACCCGGCTAAGGTTATCCTTGTGCCGAAGGACTCGCGCGGGCCTAGGCTCATCTCTTGCGAACCCGTTGATTATCAATGGATTCAACAAGGGCTGGGTACAGCCATAGTTAAGCATGTGGAGTCGCACGTTCTCACAAGAGAATGTGTTCGCTTCACCGACCAAACGCCCAACCGCACGGTGGCCCTTCTTGGGTCACGTGACGGAGCATACTCTACCCTGGACCTCAACGAGGCCTCGGATAGAGTTAGTTTGCGTCTAGTTCGCCTCCTGTTTCCGTATACGGTTCTACCGTTTATGGAGGCATGCAGGACTTCATCAACTGTTCTACCAGACGGAAGAGTTAAAGCCCTTCGCAAGTTCGCGCCGATGGGAAGCTGTTTATGCTTCCCGACGCTCTCGCTTGTGGTTTGGTCTCTTCTATCTGCAGGAGCACAAGACACGTATACGAGAGATCGTATATATGTGTATGGAGACGATGTCATAGTCCCGACCGCTTACGCGGAGAACGCTATGATTATACTCGAGTCGTTTGGGTTAAAGATTAACCGCGACAAGAGTTGCACCAGTGGACTCTTTAGAGAGTCATGTGGCATGGATGCCTTCCAAGGCACCGACGTCACTCCCGTTCGTTTACGAACGGTCTGGTCATCACTCCGCAGCCCTAGCGTTTATACGAGTTGGATTGCTTACGCAAATTCCTTCTACGATAAACGGTTGTACACGACCTACGATTATATCGTAGAGCACTTAACCCGTATCTATGGGCCAGTGCCGGGCGACGAGCTGGAAGTTCCAGCCCCAAGCCTTCGTGAGACACCACCAGGTCAGACAGTACGCCGTCGATGGGACAAGAACTTGCAAAAGTTCTTATACCATTGTTACGGAGTCCGCTCCCCAGTGATTAGTAAGCGGATGGACGGTTGGTTGATGTTGCTTCGGTACTTTACCGAAGCTGGTCGACCTTCCGTTAACCCGCTCACTGGGCAATACCACGAGAAGCCTTACCTACCTTTTGAGGATGGTTCGGCGTTCTGTGCTAGTGAATACACCGACCGGCACTCTAGCATGCTAGAGCGTCGGTGGCGATGAATAGTTAGGTCCCGCTTAATAGCGGGTTAAACTTCCTAACGGGCAAGGGAATTAGCAGAGGCCAATCC